GCATTTTTCAGTGGTGTCAAAGACTAATAAAGAATGGGGTAGTACTTATGAGCTACATACCTGCCGTGTCATATCTATCCAACCATGGCTACTTTTTAATAGGAGAAATTCACAATGGATACAATTAATGAAGATTCTAAAATCTTCAGAGCGTGGAGTGACTTTAACAAGATATCGATCAAGAAAGTTCCTGATTCTGTCACTTTTCAGAAATTAATCTCACTGTCACCTAAGATCCGGGCCTGGTACCAAGATTGGAGTTTTTCTAACTCTGCTTTTAGTCAAATGCCCGATTCGTTCAAGAGGCATGGTGTGACTCCTTCACAATGGGAGGAAATTGCATCAAAGCTTCCTGAAATCAATAAAGCCCGTAAGGAGAGTTCTGCACGGATTGAATTGAAGGCGAAAGAATTTTCAACTATGGTTGAAAATGAAGAGAAGGCGCTCGCTGAGAAATTATCTAAACTGGAAGACAGTTACATTAAAATACTTAAAGTTAATATTACTTGTCTTCCACTTGAAGACCAGTTAGAGATACTTTCCGTTTCTGAAGACGAAAGAAAAGATTTAGAGAAGGCAAGACTTGAGTCACTTAGGGATTCACTCCTTAAGGACTTGTCTAGTGGAGAATTCAGGGACCCTTTTACTTTTGGGGACTTCAAGGATCTACTAAGCTAGAGTATAGTGAAAGTGTTCGAAAGAAGGCTTACCGATTAGCGAGGTTGTGGTATCGTGAGAAGGATAGGTGGAAGAATGAAAGGTATGTGGGCAGTGACCTTTCAACTGGCGATATTGAAAAATATAAGAGCGAGAGGCGTGCTTCTTGGGAGGTTAAGAGACCATTAGCTGAAATGTTTGGGAGAAAGGCTGAAGAATATGACCTTTCCCCAGACGTTAAGAAGATCACTAATTATGAACCCGTTAATGTTAACGGGAAACCTTCCATTAATAAAAAGACGACTTACTTGAAGAGACCATTTAGATATGATCGCCAGCTTAATGCTAGTGAGAGGTCACAACTTCCACTTCCTATTACTTCTTGCTGCAAATGGATCGGGCTCACTGACTTCCCTGTTGGTACATGGGAACAAAAGTTCAGAGAGCCTTATGGTTGGTTTGATGGCCTATCCTCTTCAAAACATATCGACCCTTTGCTAATAGGTAAGGAGGAGAGACTAATGTCAAAGTATACACTTGTCTCAGGATCTTGGCAAACAAACAAGAACTTACTGCGTGAGATGGGATCACCACCTTTCAATAAAGAAAACGCGTCTGCTTACGAATTACTTGATTATTCAATTGATAGGATTGGACACTTTGGGTTACCTGTTATTAGTTCAAAGATCCCTAAATGGTGGTTGAGAGCGGTAACTATGAACCCAGATGCTAATCCTGGGATTCAAACAAAAAGACTATTTGGCCATAATAAGAGAGATGCCTATGGCAAAGCTATTATAATCGCTAATAGGATTTGGGATAGGATAGTTTGTAGTAAACAAGCGATATGTGACAGTTCTTTATGGTCAATTGGTGGAAGGGCACGGAAGCAAGACATGGCAAAGGGAAAAGCTCCTGAGTCGCGTGTTATTTTAATGCCTGAAACTCCAAACGCAATACTAGCGTCTGTTATCGCCCAGCCAATAATTAAAGAAATGAAGAAGGTCGTTACAGCAAATCCTAACGTATAGTGCTTTATGGGACATGATGTGACCTTAGGAGGGTGGAAGAGAATTAAGGACTTCACTAAAGAAGGGACTCCTACATTAGAATTAGACTGGGAGAGGTTTGATTCCACTGTTCTAGAAAATGTCATGGTAGCTGCTTTCTGCTTACTTAGAACTGTCTTCCCAGAAAGTCGGAAAGTTGATAAAATTTTTCTTTTTGTGATGTCTAGTTTTATTTATAAGAACGTCGCTTTGAAGCAAAGATTCATATACCGTATCACAAAAGGTGTGCCATCTGGCTCACCTATGACATCATTGATTGTAACACTATGTAATTGGATTTGTTTAAATTATGTCTTAAGGAAGCAACAATTATTTGGGATCGAAAGTGGTGATGACTATAAGTTAGCTGTCGCTGGAGACGATACACTGGTTGCCTTCCTGAATGATAACTTTAGACTGGAACACGCTGACTACGTCTGTGACATCTTTAAGAGAGAAGCAAACCTAAAAGTTGAACCTGATGATTTAAACTTTAATGAGTGGATGGGTGGAGAATTGTACAAGCTTGATGACATTGAGTATGCACCCAGTCTGCTAAAAACAATGATTTGGCAGGGTTTACCTGGTAGGAGATTAGATGACTTGGTGAAGTCAATATCATGTCCAGAGTCAAAAATGACTAGTTACTGGTCAATACTCGCAACATTGAGAGGTTACACCAGTCTTCCAATATTAACCCCATTAGGTAGAGCACTTCTTGTTTCTCTAGGTTCATTTGTTTCAGAGAAATGTAGATTAATGTCTGGGGCTGACGAGACCGATGATTTGTACAACCCTTTTTCCTCAAATACTTACTTACCAAAATTTGAAAGTATAGTTATCTTACCAAGCGTGAGTGACAAACTTGGTAGGGACCCTCCATATTTGACTAAAGACAAATGGAATGGTTCCGCCGAGATTGGATGGAGAGAGTTATTGATCTCTGAAGTTGACTTGTCAATATTTGGCGTCCCCAATTATTAAATAAAAATTCCTTTCATATATACCATACTGACG